GAACAATGAGATAAGTCCAGCGTCCCCGTCATTACCTACATTCCAAGACGGCGCGGAAAACTCTACACAATACTCGCTTACTCCGTCACAAAAAACGTCCGGTGCTGTCATAATTACTTGAGCCGTAGGTTCAGTTGTGGCCGTTACAGCAAGAGTAGTAGTTCTAGTAACCCTTGCTAGATGTTCATTGCCCTTAGGCAGATACCGCATTCTACGGTCGCCAATTGCAGATCCGGAAATAGACCCTGCTCCCGCAGGAACAAGAACATCTGCGAGCAGCAAATAGCTTTTACTACCGTTCAAGAGCGTATCTAGGTTCGCCGCTCCTGTGCGGTTTGCTAGGGTAGCACCGGCCGTTGGCGTACCAGGAATTACTTCAAGAACAGCCTGGTAGCTTCCCGAGGTATCATGGTCTTGGTCGAGAATACGAAGAATGATCTGATCCAGTCTGGGATTAGCGCCTCCCGAAGCTACTGAGATATTGTGACTGGTGGGATCGTACTCTCTGTAGGTTCCTTGGTCGGCTACGTTACCGCCCTTGATAAAGGCTACACCCGCGGCAACACTGACCGTGAGACCCGAGACAAAACTGACCAGGAAATCTCCTGATCCAACTACTCCAGGGTAAACCAAATCTGAAAGTGGCTTTCTGTCGTCCTGAGGAGTCCAGCTACCAGTTGCAAGATAGTCTGGCTTCTGCAATACGACGTTAGTGTAAGATGAAGGCATGACTACCTCGCTAGATCATGTATGCGTTTCGCCAGTAGAAAGTTGCCTTAGAAGGCGATGAAGCTTGAAATGCGGAATATCTTATGCTGTTGCTTCCGGGATCGAGCGCCCACCACTCTCTAGAGGTTAGAGTGAAGTACACGTCTCTACCTAGATTAGATACCGCTGATCTCTTCTCAAAGTCAACGGTGATAATCTCTCCGGAATCTACGATCAGGTCTCCAAATTCGACAACCCGCACAGGTGCCGGGGTTAGCATTGTGAGAGAAGGATAGGTACAAGGGCCGAGAATTTCTACCCTGGGATAGACCTCGATATCACCGCTGTTTGTGATTGTGATATCTCCGGCGGTTCCAGTAGACGCTGTGTAAACTTTAGGATAAGTCTTAGGATACGTTCTTCCTGAAGTTGTACCAGGCGTCCCGGTGATAGCAGAATACTCGTCCACACTAAATAGACGAGGATCAGGTGCTTTCCAATTGATCTGGAATTTACCATGAGCCGGTCCAAGTGCTTCCATAGGCAGTTCTGGGAATCCGTCGAGGCTGCATTCCGCTTTTACTGCCTCACTCATTCCCGTAAACAAAATCTGGAGTGTTCCCACAACCTTGTTGCCGTATCTTGGAGAAGGAATCATAGAGCGAACTAGATTTCTCCGGAGCGTCATATATCCCGCAGAATCCTGCTTCAGAATTTCTCCTTCGGCATGAAACATTCTCTCGCCGAGGTATGGATATCCAAGATCGACTCCGTGCTCCTGTGGGTTTTCCGTCTGCTCCTGTCTCCATACGACTTCAGTAGAGAACGTCTCAAATGGAGTGTCGTTGGCATTCATAACGACTGATTGGCCGTTACGAATATTAGTCCACGTCATAGATTCAATCATGACCGAAGCTGATTCTTAAGACGGAATTTAGCTCGTTCCATCGTTGCCATTGTAGATTCACCCGCATGAGGATAAACGTTCATCGTGACGTTCGTACCGTATCGGCCTGAAGCCCCAATAGCCCCCGGAACAGCAAGATCAAGTCCGCGAGGAGAGCGTAGTCCTCTCTCTAGTCCCTCTACAATATCTTGGCCAAGCTTGTAAAACTCCATAGAGGGGCTGTGAGCCTTAACCGATCTCCTGGATTCTCGGATAATCCGGGTAAACAATCTTCGGAAGTAGCGATATAATCCGTTCTCCTCGTCTCTGAGACCTAGCATGATACCAAGAGCCATGCTTCGTCCCATCTTCCGCCATTCTTTCAGTTGCATCCTAAATTGCTGCATAGAAGCTCTACGAATTAAGGTTTGATTCTGTCTCCAAGCCCGCATAAACTCTCTACGCTGTGCGGGGGTTGCGCCTGCCATAGCGTCAATAATCGACTGACCTTCCGGCCCCATGCCTGCAAGCTGCAACAAGAGAGAGCGCGGCACGCCCGCGCGAACCAATTCTTGCATGTTCTTAGTAAATCCTTTAAGTTTATTGTTGGTCTCGTTTAGGTGAGCAGTCAAGTCTGAGACGTTTAGTGCAACTCCCCAATCCAAACGTAGCTGATTAAACTCGTCCAAAGCCAGTCCGAAACTGCCCGAGATTGTTTCTCGGATAGTCCGAAATCTGTCAATGAGGAAATCAGTTCCGGTTTTAACTGCGTCTCTCCATGCTTGCTGGATAGTATCCTTAATTTCTCTGCCAATTTCCTGAATACGACGCTTATCCTCTGCCGAAAGATTCCCCTGATGAAGAAGTTCCTTTTTTTCTTTCTGCAAGTCCTTTACTGCTTTAATAACTCCAGTAAGCTCATCCAAGAGTTCTAATTTATTGGTACTAATTCTTAGAAACGCGGGATGCTTGTCCAGTAGGTCCTGAATAACTTTAGGCGGAGAATGAATGCCGTATTTATTAATTACGTCCTGCTTTGTTCTTTCGGCATCTACAGTAATATGGATCATTGCGGTCTGAGAGTTAATCCATTGCAAAAGTCCACCAACAGCCTGACGTGCGGGTCCAGTATTTGCGTCTACGGGGAAATGAGCCTTAGCTGCCGCAATACGTTGCCTAGCTGCCGCTGCTTGCCTTAGCGCATTTCGTGTATCGGCATCTACACGAATCTTAGTAGGAGTAGCCGCTGCCCCCGCTCCAAGCTGCCTAGCTGTGGCTCTAGCTCTGGCTTGGATTACGCGAGCATTTCCGGCTAAACCTCTAGTTTCAAGGGCAATAGGAATCTTGACAATTCTAGTGCGGAAAAACCGTCTAACCGTATCAGGGGCATCCTTAAGAGATCGGGGATCAATCTCTGCTTTAATAAGAGCCTTGATTTCCTGTATGCGTGGAAATCTCCTGACTTGCCGGGCAAATTGTGTGATATCGGGTAGAGCGCCGCGAAGTCTTGGAACAGCGCCTACTTGTCTAAGGGCGCGAACCCCGCGAGCAACCATGTTGTCTAGGCCAGCAAAAGCTGTGCTAGTTACGCGGCCTAGCCCTGCTACCTGAGCCTGAAGTCTCGGAATCAGAGAACGAAGTTCGATAGTCCTCTCTATGTCACCCTTTCCTCTGAAGTCTCTACCCTCGATACGAGCCATTTCTCTCTGCAATTTGATAAGCTGTCCCCTTTGTCTTACTTCCTTATCAAATGCTATTTCGGTTCCTTCAAGTGCTCTCGTATAATTGGCCTGAGCATCCCGAACATTCACAGTACTTCTATGAAGTGCTTGCATGACAGAACGACGGTTATCCATAAGACGAGAAAGATTGACTTCAGCCAAATCCCTCTCTGCTCCTGAGAGACCTTTCATGGAATCTCTCTGGAGTTTAATCTGGGCATTGACTTCTTTTAGGTTCTGCAACTGAGCACGAGCGTTCAAGAAAGCCCCAGGGCCTTTTTGGGCAATGCCAAGCGGCTGTCCAACCGTAATACTGAGATTGGATCGGAACGCTCTTTGTGCAGCTTCCAGCTCTCTTGCCTTCTCGCTAGCCCGGCGCATGTTGAGATAAAGCAACCCTCCGGCCGCCGCTGCTACTGGAAGGGCTACCGTAAGAGCCGTTGCCCCGACGCTCATAGCTCCCATTGCAGCACTGCCTCCGGCGAGAAGTGCGCGTAGAGTACCGGCCCGTCCTGCGGCCTGTTGCAATCCAAGCTCTACTCTATATGCATCCCTGGCTACTGTGGAAAGACCGCGAAGGTTTCTTGCTGCTCCAAATAGTCCGCCTGCCTGAGCGCCCGCTGTACCAGCTAGGATCGCACTTTCAAGCTGTGCGGCCTGTCTAGCTCGCGCAATATCCTGTGTCATAATCCGAGCTTGATTTCCGCTTCTACCGAATAGGAGCGTACCCGCCAGTCCTGCCCCTCCGAGGAATCGAAGCCCAACTCCGAGACGTCCAACGGCTCCTGCTAGAACCGCTACGGTTCCTGCCGCAGTTGTTAAAACAGCTACCCAAGTAGTAATGTTGCCGATGCTGCCCTTAGTAGCACCGTCTAAGGTGTGGAACCCTTCCAAAAGGGTTTCCATGAATCCAATCATCTTCTGGAAGGCAGGAATAGCTCCGGCACCTAGTTCAAGACTGAACGCCTTAAGCTGGTTCGTGAACTCTTTAAACTGCACTCCAGGAGTTTGGCGCATAGCTCTGACGGATCGTGTGAACTCTACGTTGTCACCAGTTACGAGTTTAACAATGCGCTCGTATCCGTCCAAGTTATGAGTCAGTTCCACGATTGCTCTACGTGCCTGAATCGTACCCTGAGTACCGGACATTTCGGTGATAAAGTTCTGCCAGTCGCGTGTACCCTTAATAAGGCCAGGAAATCTGTCAGTAATATTCCTCAGGACAACGGGAAGAGGCAACATCTGATTCTTCGCGTCCCTAACTGCGACTCCAGCCTTCTTCATGTTGTCTACGAACTTCTGCCTATTTAGAAGCTCCAACGCTCTAGCATAACCGACGCTGGCCCTAGATACGTTTCCAAGAGTCCTAGTGAGGAATGCAATCGTTCCCGCCATGTTATCGAACGTCTGATTTTGCTGGTGAGCCGCAGGAACAATTGTAGATAGGGTTCCCGCAAACTCGTCAAACGTGGTACGACCAAACCGCACAGCAGCAAACATTCTTTGGAGATATCCCGGTGCCTGTTGTACGGAATCTCCGAAGTTATTCATCACGGTAATGACGCCCTTAGTTACGTCCTCTAGGGGGGCCATACCGCCGATAGCAGCATTACTCAGAGTTTGGAGAAGACGTACGCCACCCTGTCTAGTAACACTAAGAGAGGAATAAATCTCGTACAGAGCACTAGTTAATTCTTCCGAGGAACTAGCGGAATGACGCATAACGTCAATAACCTGAGGTTCCAGAGCCTTAGCATTCCTAACAATGTCACCGAACGATCTTCCTGTCTGAGTAGCCGCCCTTGTAATCTCAGTATTAAAGTTAGCTGCGCCATAGGCCATTGCTCCTAATGCACCCGTAGCAATTGCTCCTGAATACTGAGCTACACGACCAACATCGGAAAGAGCGTGAAGTCCGGAAGTAACTCGGTTCCACCGCTGATTCCTGATGGTAGTCCCGAGAGCAGCTTCCTGTAGAGCTAGACGCCTAGCCTGTAGCTGAGTTGCCTCTAACTGCTTTGCATAGCGAGAAAGTGCGGCCGTATCTCCGGCTCTGGCTGCCGATACACGTCGGGCAGTAAGGGCAGACTGCCGTGCTGCTAGACTAGCTCTAGATGCCTGTAATTGAAGTGCCCTGTCTGCAACTGCGGACTGTCTGCTAAGGGCACTTAAGTTTCTACCTACAGACGCGAGCGTACGGGACGCCTGATCCTGCGCCCTAACAATCAGGAACATTTCCCGTACGCTAAGTGACACTAAGCATCCGGCTCCTTCATTGCTGCCTCTCTAAGTCTGTCCATAATGCTAAAGACAATCTCTAGGCGGCGCATAACATGAGGGTCCTGCATAAATATACCTTCCCCCGTCGGAGTCTGATGCAGCCTTTCGCACATTATAGCTAGTCTGACCCAATAAACAGTAGAACTAACTTCGTGGGCTTCGTCTAGCCTTGGGGTGTAGTTTCCTCCACCTTTGAAGATTCGATAGACGGTTCGGGAAAATTTCTTTCTTCATCTTCCGACAATTCCCGATTCAGTTCGTCGATATAACCTTCAATCTCTTGTCCAATCTTAGGATCAAGCTGGAATACATCCTCCTTCTTAGAGAAGTCCAGCTTACGCCCATTATCGTCTTCGAGATTGTGGTCAATAATGCAGTGCTTAAACTCGTATGCGCGAGCACCCTCTTGAAGAATCTCCATAGCATACTCGTCAGCAACGTCCTGCCCGTTCTCCTGAGCCTTAATAAAGGCTCTACCGGACATATCCCTACGCTTAAGCATTCCTCCGAAGGGAAGACGCCTAAGGTCTACGAAGCCACCCGGCAAGGACTTAAGTTCCTTGTGGACGGTCTCAAGGTTTACAGTTGCTTTAGGCACGACTCACTCTCCTTTTATTGTGTGCCGTTATGTACTAGGTAACGCTGGTCGGTGAAGTAACTTCCAGGGAGTACGGGCCTACTGCTCCGGCCTGGTTTACGATCCTCATGTTAGCGTCAGCGGCCACAACGTCCCCGATACCCGGAAGGTTAATCGGGTAAGTGTTGTAGATCGAACGGAACGCCTTGAAGTCCACGATATTGCTAGCGCCCGCATTGGACAGTAGGCGCACGGCCTTAGGAGTAGCGTTAATCACGTTGTCGTAGTCGCCTCTCGTCTCAAAGTCGAAGTTGGCGTCCACGGAGTACTCACCCTCGCCCCACACGATAGCGGAGGCACCACGGCTAGCTACGATCCTGTTACGAGGAGCGCCGTTGTTATTGATGTTAGCCGTAAACGTGTTGAACGTGAGTGAAGGCGAAGCGAACGCGGGAGACGACCCTGCGGTATCCAAGAATACCTGGTGCGATCCAGCGCCCATAATTGTAGGAGCAGTAAACGTAGCTGCCGGAGGAGAATCCGCTCCAGTAGAAACGTCGGAAAGTCCTACCATGGTCATATTCGACTTCAGAACTCCATCCTCAATACGGAGATTGAATCCACCAACGATACAACCGACGTACTTGAAGACTACTCCGTTCCTGACAACCGTGATAGAAAGAGACTTAGCTGTCGTAGCTCCCGCACCTGTAGTTGCTGATGCAGTCGCAGACGGAACGAACGTGTAGACATACGGCCCGGTGCCGGTCTTGGTAATCGTATGTCGCGCCGCGTACATGAAATATACCCACGTAGCGGGGTCAACATCTACGTCAATATCTCCACCGATCGAGTAGTAGTTCTGAGCCACGTCATTAACGACGACGCTCTTACGGATCGCCGGCGAGAAATATTTGTCCTCGTTGTATCCGAAGGACTCAGACAGGATCGGTACAAATAGAGTAGGTGCTACGTAGGTGCCAAAAGTAGTTTCCGGCGCAATTCCGACGTAGCCCCCACCACCAACTCCTGGTGCCATTAGTTACCACCCTCCTCAGAAGGCAATCCCTGTTCCTTAGAGACCTTAGCAGCGTTCTTCTCTCCCTTAGTCTCGTCCGGAGCAAGATTGAAGTTAGGATTCTCTGCAAGGGCATCTTTCAGAGAAACGCCATTTTCCTGTTCGTACCTATCTTGCACAACTTCATCTACGGTCAGTTGCCCACCGTTCTTGATCGGCCCCACACCCACTACATCAATCTCTTCTCCTTTGGGGAGGGCAGAATTATTGTATCGGATTGTTAGGTCGGCCATATATGCTCCCTTTGCTGTCCTCTCCAAGTTAGACGATTGCCTACAACAGCCAAACCCTGTGGCCCTGCCAGAGAACCGGGGTCTTCTGCCTCTATTAAACTGGTAACAACGTTTCCGCCCAATTTGAAATCATTGTGAAGTAGATTTACCACGTTCCTACCCAACTGCAAATCCTCTTGTGTTCTCCGCGTTCTTGTCTTCGTGAGTTTCGCGTGCATTAGGTAGATGAATACGCGTAGTACTAGTTCTACCTGCATACCTGTTTGCACAAGCTGTCTGCCTATCGGCCCCGGAACTACCATCACAGCGGGGTACTTTGGGACAATGCGCTGTTCTGCGGGGTACACTCCTGCTATTTCGTCCCCGCCCGCAGGCGTCAATGTTGCTCGATTCGCCCAAATTAGGTCTGAAATATATGTCGCGCATTCTTCTGTAGTGTAAAATGGCATTAAATCGGAGCAACGAATCGTCCTGACGGTGCGCGAAAGATAACACGACCCGCGGAAGTAGATTCCACACTAATAACGGAAGCTAGCCACTCTTCAAAGATTGAGATAACTTCCATCTCACTTTCCGGTGTAAGACTCACAAATGGACGGGCAGGCATTTTGGACGTGCCTTCCTGGTGGAAAATCCAGTAAGCAGGTGAAGTAGCTCCTGTAAATCCAAGAACGTCGCCTATAACGGCGTAGTCTCCCGGATCGCCTGTGCTTTCCTTTAAGTCTCCAGTCTGATCGAGGATTCCAACGTTGTGTGCCTGCGCGTACGGAGCATAAGATTCTGACCATGCTGCCCATCCCGGCCCTTCCGAATCAAAAATCTGTTGAATACCCCCGATTACTGCCGGAATAGATGCCGTCAGAGGAACTTCCAGATTTTCCAATGCCTCCGCAGATGCGTAAAAGTCGCTCGCTACTACTGCCGGAGAAGGAGACCATTCAATATCGAGCATTAGAACGTAAGCCCCATTCCGAATTTAGGTCCGTCAGCATCGTCGTTAGGATAGAACATGGAACGGGAGAACGAACTACCCTCTTCAATGTCTACCACTTCATCGTCTGTCAGAGAAATAATGCTCAACGTTCCGTCCACAATTTGTCTTAACATCCCAATAGCCTCGTCGTACAACTGTTGGGCGTACGGACTGATCTCGTTTACATCTTCCGAGTACAGTTTCCTATACCGGAATGCAGCTACGAGTCTACCTGCAATATCCCGGATAATTTCAGGAGTGTAAGAAGGGCTACGCCAGGAGGCTATCTCGCTGGCTAGTACATGACCAGCGAGATAGCTCCTGATGATCCTCTCTGCACTGTCCTGGTCAAAGTCTTCGTCTGCATCCGTAACAATGACTTTGGATTCATCCAGGAATTTATTTACATCTTCTAGCCTAGCAAGAGCCATTACGACTGTGCCGAGCCTGCCTTGCTTTCCTCGTCCGGCTGCGGCTCCTCTTTAGGCTGTGCCTTTGTCTCAGGTCGGGTCTGCTGAGATTCAGCAAGTTCAGCGTCACCCTTATCCTTGCCGCTGGACTTAAGAACATCCTCAGGCCGCTTACCCTGCTCTGATGCCTCAATAAGCTTAGCCTGATCCGGGTCAGCCTCAATAGCCTGTGCCCGAAGTTCCTGCTGGCGTCTCGCCAGAGAACTAATGCTCATTCCTGCACTCTCGGGAAGCTTCCTTCCACCCTCAGGCTCAAATCCGCCTGAAGCTGCAAGCTTCTGCTCGTCAACAAGGATGCCCATATCTCTAAGTTCATCCTCCGACGGAGGCCCCTCGTAGTCCTTAGGAAGTGGGTCCCCTCGGCGTACGAGCTTAGGCTGCTCTCCTTCACCACGCGCCACAGCGTCAGCCGCAAGGTTGCCGCCGTAGAGCAGATCGCTAGTAAGAACTTCACCCATTCTAGTTATCCCTCCTTTTAGGCAACCGCTGCCTTGATGATGTAGCCCGCAGCGTTGGACACGATCTTGGCATCGTACTTCATGCTAGCGCGAATCACGTCCGACTTACGAGGCTCTTCCCGCCACCTATCCACAGTCCGAACGTTACCATCGTCGTACGGCTGAACGAACGTCTTAGCGAAGGTCTTAATCCGCATACCCTCACGCTCGTCAACTCGTGCAATAATAACGTCCTTACCCCAGAAGGAAGTCATAGCTTCCGTTGCGTCCGGGTTATCGGCAGCGTTGTAGGAAGCATCTGCAAGAACTACCTCTCCGTCGAATCCGGTAAGCTGTCGGATTGCCTCCGGAGGATCAGGCTCAATGCGGAAGTACTGATACCGGGCAATCACCTTAGGATGATGCTCCATGTACGTCCACACTTCCCACGGCACCAGCATGAGGTTGGCCCTCTGGCGAGTGTCCGCGTAGATAGCCCGAAGTCCTGCCGAGATATCCTTGAACGGATCACTCGTTCCAGAGTAGTCCGACCACTGATTCACACCGGCAAGAGTAACCGAATGTCCTGCCGCGTAGTTGGCCGTGTTGCGAGCCATGGTCGAAACCTCAAGCTCATGCCGAAGACGAATCGCCCTCGTAACAAGCTCCGTAGCGTCCGCTTCAGGACTCAGATCAGCGTCCAGAGACGCCTGTGCAATCTGATTTGCGGCCGCAACGTTCTGCCTTTCCTCGTCGGTAACTGCCGCCTGAAGAGAATGCTCCTGAACCATGAAGTTATCCTCGCTCCATCGTCCAGCCCTAATCTCGTTAGCAACAGTACCCGGCTCGCGTCGGTCCGGGAACACCATCCATGCGCTCCGGTCGAAAACCCGATATCTACCCGAAGACAGTGGCGTCCGAGTAATCGGGAAAAGACGCTCGCCTACGAGGGTCTGATCTTCAAACCCAACCGAAAGTCCGGTAAGGATCGGATCAGTGTAAACGGCGTATGCATCATACAGTGGCATTTACACTCCCTCCGTTATTAGAGAACCCTACCGGGCAGTCCAAGATGAACCATCGTTCGCTGTCCAGCGGTAGTAGTAGGTGAACCAACACAGGTTCCGATCACTCTGTTACCTGCCGTAGCAGCAAGGACTACTCGACCGCTGGTATCAAACATAACGTCGTCTCCAACGGCGACCGCACCGCCACACTCAGCTTCAGTAATACCTTCAAGTGCAACCGGAACGCCCTTTCCTCGTGCCTGCTCTCCGGCAGTAACACCCTCCTGGGCAATACCGATTGCCTTGTCAGTTGAAGCCGTGACCTGAACTACGGTCTGATCGGCAGAAAGCTTTACACCGCGAAACTTGGTGATTGCTCCACCGGCGTCGTAGCCCTTGTCAAGAATAAAGTTTCTTCCAGAAGTTGGCATCTATCCTCCCTCTAACGCCTAGTCGTAATGCGGTTATACGCCTCGACCCACTCAGGATGCTCGGCGCTAACCTTAGACAGAGCATCACCATAGCTCATATTCTCAGACTTACTAACCTCCTCAGCCGCCTTCGCAAGATTTCTAGCGGCCGTCTCGTCGTCTACGTCCTCAGGAGTCGTGCTGTTACCACGCTCACCCAACTCAATGAACTTAGCCTCTCCAACTGCCTTAAGAGTAGACTCAAAGTCTTCCATCGAGAGATTACCGTTGGCACAAGCAAGATGGGCCTGCTCCAACTTCTCAGTAACAGGAAGCGGGGACTCAAACTGCTTTCCATCCTCCGACTTAAACGTGAAGGACTCAGCGAAAGCCTTAGCTGCCGTAGTCTTGTCCTTCTCCTCCAGGCTAGCAAGTCTCCTTGCTTCCTCTGGATACTGCTCTGCGAATGCTGCCTTCTTAGCTTCGGTAGCTGCATTTGCTTCTCGCTCTGCAACTACACTCTGCAACTCTGCAATAGATTCCTTAAGATCAGCCTCAGGGCCGATACCAAGAATCTCTCGAAGCTCGCTCTCTTCCATTATATTGCTCCCTCCAGGATTATTTTCGTCTGACTTGGGATCGGTCTGAGGTAGAAACCGAACCGGCTCCGATTCTCGTTCTCGCGGAATAGGCTCCCCATTTGTCCCCTGTGTTCCCGGCTCTGAATGCTGCTTCTCGACAGTCTCAGCTTTAATATTGCCGGTAGAGGCAAACGCGGTAGCCGAAATAGTAGCGTCGTGTTTTGCGCTCATGGCATAGCTGAGAGCGGTACCCACCTTAGAAGGGTTGTTACCACCAACTAGCTCGGAAACAAGAGAATCGAGACTCTTGACTCCGCTAATCAAGCCTCCTTCCGCAGCGTCTTTTGCAGTAAATACACGTCCGTCTGCAAATTCTCTTACTTTATCCACGCTAAGTCCGCGTCCAGCCGCGACAGCGTCTACAAACGTGTCAAGCTGCTCGTTTACCATCGACTGGATATGCGCTTTTGCTTCCTCTGAGAGCGGGACGTGGGAGTTAAGCATTCCTTTAAACTCCCCCGCGTGAATAAACGTGATTTTGCGACCTTCATTTGCGTCTCGTTGAGTAACGTCCTCGTGAATGGTATATACACCAATGGAACCCACCATCCCTGACGGCGTAGAGTAAAACTCTGTCGCCATAGAACTAAGCCAATGCGCTGCCGATGCAGACAAAGTATTGGCCACAGCGTAAATTGGTTTAATGCTTCTAGCCGCAAGGATTTCTTCTCCGGTTTCCTGGATCATTTGAGACGATCCACCGGGAGAATCCACGTCCAGAACAATATTCTCTACCCTATCATTGGCAAGTAGCTGGCGAAGGTCTGACCTAAAATTCTCCAGACTTGTCGCGCCACTAAGTTCGGTCATTAGATTGGCCTTAGGAAAGATCGGGCCGTAGAGGGGAATAATGCCTACGCCTCCACCAATCTCGACCCTCTGGAATTCCCTCTCACCATTCTCGGCCTGTTGAATCCGAATCCGAATTTCTTCCTCGGACATAATTTCGCCCGCAAGATGCCTATTAACAATATCTACCATTGTTGCAAGGCTATTTTCCTCGATCAACCACAGGGACTTCGTCATTCCTGCGATGATCTGCGGATAATCTTTAAATCGTCTCAAGATTTAACGCCTCACTCCGCCGCGTTAACGGGCTTGTTTTGACGTCCAGTAGGTGGTCTACCTTCAAACCCCGTAGAAACTTGCTCTACTCCGCGAGGCTTCGTGTTATCGAAAGTAGTAGGCATATCGAACTCTTCTCGCATCCACCGCTCTGTAGCGTCGTCAATAGTAAGGAAGTCACTGACGTTTCTTAGAGCGGCTGCAAACATCTGCAAATCTCTTGTCTCTCCAATTCTTCGGACTTTTAGCTTCGGATACCTGTCTACCTCGAAATTGTAACTTACCAATTGAGGGATTAGGTACGTATTGAAGCAGTCAGCAATCAGATTACCTACATGCCGCAAAGATTTCAAGAACAAGTCTAGCATCGTGCCGGATGTTGCCCTTGCACCACTGACTGCTCCTGCCCCTTGTCCCTGTCCCATATTAATGAACTGTACTAGTACGTTTCGTGCAATCATCAAATCGTGGTGCATAGCCGACTCTAGAGCGTCCACCGCATTCCCCGGCAAATCCTTGAAGCCGAACTCCCATCCCGGAGGCTCAATAAAGAACGCTCTTTCGTTAGCCCTAATATTTTGAAGCATTTCAGCAGCATACTTTAGGTCGCCGTCGTTGTATCCAGGAGGAGGCTTTCCGTACGGCACACCAATACCGTGCCTTTCCTTCTGTACTCCGTCAATCTTGTAGAAGTTGTCCTTGTAGTATACGTGCCTATATGCGGTGCGGATAAGAGAATTGCCCTCTAGGTTTCCGCTGTCCTGATCGAAGGGGAAAATGACCAGCTTATCAATCGGAATCTCTACTTCCTCAGGAACCGAAATCTTTCTCGGATTTGAAGGATCAATAACAAGCTGAACCATGCCTCTAGGCCCGCCATGAGAATCGTACAGGAATTCTTTAATAGTAGACTGAGGACGCGGAGCTAGCTTTCTTAGCATGTAGTGGTTCCGCGTATTCCTGTTAGGCATGTTAGGACGCCATGCCCTTTTCTCTACTACAATTTCAAGGACGGAATGTCCGTATGCCATAAACTTGACAACGCTCTCTAGAACTCGCGTCCAAGTAATCGTCATGCCGTCAAAGAGATTATCTTCAACTAGCATCATGGCGTCTACATCCTTCTCGGATTCTCCTCCGGCCTCGATAAAGTAGTCAGCCCCCAGGATCGGAATACTGCAAGCGCGAAGAGAGGTACGAGTCTGTGAATCATTCTTAAGAATCTGCGTGTAGACCTTGTTGGCTTGCTGCCTAGAAGCAAGCTCTGGAATATTTTCCATAAACGAGAGAGGAGTATTTACTCCCTTCTCTACATACTGAATAGGGCTAGGAGCTTCCCCGCCCGTAATAGTAATCTTAGCCACGCTTCCGTTCTGAGATGAATCTACTGCGGCCATTTATCACCGACCCTAAATCCGGGAGAATCGAACTGAAAGTAGCCACGATCTATCCTAGACAGATTTGAAGCGTCCAAGCGTTGCAGATCGGAGAGAGACGCGCCTGCTCCTAGAACGAAATACTCGTTGTGGAAATATCTTAAAGCGTCCATGCAGTGATCGTCGTACTTGTGCTGCCCTTCAAGCGGATTCTTTTCGTAGGATGAGGCATCCTTAGCCCTTAGAGTATTAAACTCACGAATGGTATTGACGCACGAACGGTCCACGTACAGTCTGGGTTTGCCGTTTGGTTGGAGCTTGAGATTACGCTTGACCTCTTCAACGCCTCTCTTCCAAGGTACGTCGCGGCCGAATACAGCCCCAAGAATAAGAGCCAACGTTGCAATTTCATCAGCGCCCGAAGGATCGCCAAACATCGCGTCCACATGAAACCCGTCTGGGTTATCCCGTTCGCGTAACGCACGTCCGTGCTCATAGGTGGAAAGGTAGCGTTTATAGTACTCCCTCCACACAAGTACTTCATCGGAGGGAGTGACCATGATATCGAGACATACGAAAGGATTAGAAAATCCGAAGTCGAAAGACCAATAACTCTTGTATGCCGGGTTGTACGGAATATCTTTGACGTGAATCTGTTCATCAAATTCGTCATAAATCTTACCCTGAAACGTAGTGAATTCAGCTCCATACTCCTGTCGGAAAAACATCTCCGAAGTAGTACGCTCCGCTTCTAGAATGTCAGGATCATTCCTCCCTTCCGGAAACACCTTGGGATTCGTCCAAGACGGGAACTTCCACGATTCCCAATTTCTGAACTCTGGATCATTTCCTTGACGCCATAGTTCATAGAACCAATTAAAACCCTTTGGAGTAGATACAAAGCTAGCCCACGCATTATAGTCTGAAAGAGTAGGTCTAACATACTGCTCCCAAATATCTTTGGTAAGCTCTCCGGCCTCCGAGAGAACTACTCCGTGTAGACCTTCTCCAAGTAGCGAACGAGGCTTCTCTGCCGATTTCGCAATTAGAGTAGACCCCCAAGGGGTCCGAATGTTCATTCGGCCAGCCTCTACGTTGTACGCACTCTCGCATCGGTTAATTAGTCCAAGTTTCTTGAAGTCGTTGTATACAACTCGGAACTCTTTCTCCGCGAGAACATACGTCGGCCCAACGATCCAGTAGATCGAATTCGGGACGAACATGGCGGCTGTAAGGTCGTGCCCCGCAGTTGTAGATTTACCCCACCTACGTCCGCAAGAGAAGACCTTAAAACGCGCATTGGAATTGTGAACTTCCCACTGGCCTTCAGAGTGAGGTTCATATCCAAGTTCACGAAAGAGTTTAACCTTGTCGATCATACAGGAGTAGGCGTAATTTCAAAACGCAGCGGCCCTATCAATGGAATTTCGGGAGCAGCAGTGAGCCTCAAATACAACTCGTATTCTCCTCCTGGCCACGGCCCGCCCGTAGTAGTGTCAATCATGCATCGAGCGGACATACCACTAGCTACTGCTGCCTGATTCGTCAGCACCGCCGTACCGTCAGGATCATAGACTGTATACTGAGGGCTAGCGCCCGAGAGAGAACCCAAATTTTGAAGCGCATCCGTAACGTCAACTATAAGATACTCTTTAGTGCCCTGAGGGATTTCGATAGCCACGGCTAGCCTCGCTTCAAGACGCTGGACAGATGCCTACTTAGCATACCAGCAAAATGCCTACCAATCAAGCTGGCAGTGAAACGTACGTCCTCCATACGCATACTCCAATTCTGAGAAATTACTGCCGAATACTTCTGTGTCATAGATGCTGAAAATCTTTTAGATAGAACTGCCGTAAGAAGAGTGTCATACGGAAACAGTTCTTCATATACTAGGCTAAAGGTGAGCTTAAGACTGGATGTAAACGAATCAGTACCGCTAGAAGGTAGATATACTTCCGTAATCTGAGGGGTAAAGGTCACTTTCCCCGTCGTAGTATCCGTAGAAATTAGGAGTCCGGATATAGAAGGAGTCAATGCCAGAATGTCTATGAAGGATTCTACGTACTGAGCCTGCTCATTAAGAGTAGGAGTAAATTTGAGATTCGCAGACACAGAGTCTACGGACTGTAGATTACCTGTAACCGTAGGACTGAGCAGTAGACCTAGCGTGTACGAATCAGTAAAGGCGCCTCCGCCCGGAGTATAGACTTCGCCCATGGAAGGCGTCAATACAAGTACGTCCGTCACGGCGTCTACAAATTGCGCATTCTCTGTAATCGAGGCTGTCAATGCCAAAGCTTCCGTAATGGAATCTACGCGCTGTGCATTCTCTGTAAATGACGGAGTTAGCACAAGCATATTCGTGGTTGTATCTACTCTAGTTGCCGCTTCTGACAACGAAGGAGTTAGTACCAAAACCCCCACAGGTGCCTCGACGCTTTCTAGAAGTCCTGTTACGACAGGAGTTAAGGAAAGCTGCCCATTAATTGTGTCAGTGTATTCCTTAGCCTTAATATCGCT